GACAAAAGCAGGAGTAGCAGCACACAACAGAGCTAATCCCGGTAGCAAGTTAAAGACAGCCGTAACTGGTAAAGTAAAAGCTGGAAGTAAAGCAGCTAACAGACGCAAAAGCTACTGTGCTAGATCACTAGGTCAACTAAAGAAAGCGTCAGCTAAGACACGTAACGATCCTAACAGCCGTATCAGACAAGCCAGAAAAAGGTGGAAGTGTTAATGAAAACAACTACTATAACGAAACGTCAGCAAGATAAGTTAAAAGAACATAGTAAACATCACACCCCTAAACATATGGCAGATATGCGTAAGGCTATGCGAAGCGGTGAAACTTTCACTAAAGCACACATTGCAGCAAAGAAAGCGCAGACAAAGAAGAAGAAGGCAAAAGCATAATGGCTATACCTAAAAAACCCGGCCTATACGCCAACATACACGCTAAACGTAAACGTATTGCTGATGGCTCTAAAGAGACTATGCGTAAAGTAGGTGCTAAAGGCGCTCCTACTAAAAAGAACTTTGTACGTGCTGCTAAAACAGCTAAGAAACCTACACGGAGAGCATAGCATGACTTTAGAAGATGTGTGTCCTAAATGCGGTAAAGAAGGTTGTAAATGCGATCCAGAGACTTGTGAGTGTGAGCCATCAACTCCTTCAGAAGAGCTAGTACAAGACTTTGAAGAGTAATGGGACATGAAGTTTCAAAAACTTTCCCTATTGGTGACAAATGGTATAATGCTTCTTCTATTAATCCCATCACTAAAAAAGAAATGCCTGAACAAGAAGTTCGTAAACGTGTAGTAGACGGTGAACTTAGACCTCACGGTTCTTTTAAGACACGTGATGAAGCAATAAAAGCAGCTAAAAGAAGATCTAAGAGTTTTGATAATAAATCTTCAAAAACTCTACAGAAAAAATATAATAATACAACCAGAAAAGCAACATACAGCAGTGACAGATGAATTCCCTACTAAGAAAAAAGCAGGTAGACCTAAGTTAGCAAAGGGACAAAAAGGAAGCTACAACGTATCTCGCATAGAAAAAAAGAAAAAAGTAATACGTAAGAAAGTCTCATCCGCACAAGAACAAGAAAGAAAAGCTAAGAAGAAGCTAAACGAACTCAACGACAAGCAAGCCAACATCAAACATGCAGAAAAACTTATAGGCAAAGGTGGGCTGGCAGTCGAGGAGAATGTTAAGAAGTTACCAAAAAGTCTAAAGGCAGCGTTACACGATAATACACAAATCCTATTTAATCCGAACACTGGTCCACAGACTGACTTTTTAGCAGCCCCAGAGAAAGAAGTCCTATACGGAGGTGCAGCAGGTGGAGGTAAATCCTTTGCTATGTTAATGGACCTACTAAGATACGCACACAACGGTAATCATCGTGCGCTATTGCTACGTCGAACTCTATCAGAACTCACAGAGCTTATAGATCAGTCAAGAAAAATCTATCCACAAGCTTTTCCCGGTGCAATATTTAGAGAGTCTAAGAGTACGTGGTCTTTTCCGAGTGGCGCTACAGCCCTATTTAGTTACGTAGATAAAGACTCAGACGTAGCACGTTATCAAGGACAAGCTTTTACTTGGATTGGTATAGACGAGTTAGGACACTATCCTACTCCTTACGTTTGGAACTATCTACGAAGTCGTCTACGTAGTACAGACACTACCATAGAGACTTACATGAGAGCGTCTGCTAATCCCGGTGGTGGTGGCGGTTGGTGGATAAAGAAGATGTTTATAGATCCTTCTGTACCTAACTCACCTTTCTGGGCTACAGACTTTGACACAGGAAAGACTCTAAAGTACGCACCTAGTCATCCTAAGAGAGCAAATGAACCTTTATTTCAACGTAGATTTATACCTGCTAGACTAACAGACAATCCTCATCTAGCAGAATCAGGCGAATACGAAGCAATGCTTCTCTCTCTACCAGAAGTAGAACGTAGAAGACTATTAGAAGGAGATTGGGATGTCGCAGATGGTGCAGCTTTTTACGAATTTGATAGATCGGTTCACGTTGTTGCACCATTTGAAATACCCTACAATTGGCCTAGAATACGGGCTGCTGACTATGGTTATAGCAGTCCTAGTTGTGTCCTCTGGGGTGCAGTAGATTGGGACAATAACTTCTGGATATACCGTGAGCTATACAACAAAGGCTACACGGGTGAGACATTAGCTGAGATGATACTCGCTCTAGAACAAGATGATCCACCCATGAGTATATCAGTACTAGACGGAGCATGTTGGTCTAATCATGGTACTGGTCCTAGCATAGCAGAAACACTAACACGTAACGGTGTACGTTTCATACCAGCAGATAAAAATCGTATGTCAGGAAAGATAGAGTTGCATAGAAGATTAGGTTTCAATGATCGTACAGGAGAGGCTCGTTTACGTATAGTAAGTACGTGTACGAATCTCATACGCACGTTACCTACACTACCTTTATCTAAGACTAACTCTGAGGACGTAGATACTAGAGCCGAGGATCACGCCTACGATGCTCTAAGGTATATGTGTATGACGAGACAGACAGGTCTACCACACGCAGGTATGCTCAATAGAGTCAAAGAACAGACCTATGCACCTGTTAACAACGTATTTGGATACTAAGTATGGTTGATAAAAATATAGAAAAAATAGTTAAAAGTATTGCTGATGAAACAATATCTATTGACGATTTCATACTTTCAGCAATACTGACTTCAAAAGATAAAGATGAAACTGAGATAATAACAAAAAGAGTTGTAGCCCTTCGCAATACTCTTAAAAAAGTAGGAATACCCTTAACAGACCCTTGGAACTCTATAGTTAATACCTCTTCAATACAACAAATTTTAGATTCTCCTTCTTCTTCAAAAAATACTACTGCTCATTTTGGTTATATAGAGAAAAAAGTACAATCGTTATACACTAGAAACAAAGATAAGTTTACAGATACTTCTTCTATAAAATATCCTTTTACAGATAAAATAGGATTATTAGGTGGAATTGCTAAAGAGCTAGGAGGTGATAAAGCTTTTATCTCTAGAGATTCAAAAAACTTTACAGGAATGCCCAGAGCATCCATAGCTATTCCTAAAATTGTAGCTGCTATAAGTGCAATAAAAGATCCTACTGTAAGAGCAGCAGTAGCTTTTAATACTCTTGTTCCTCTTAGAGGTACAGAATTATGGGGTAAAGCAAAAGCAAGTTTAAAATTAAGTGATATAGATTTTGAAGAAGGGTTTATACGAGGGTTTAAAAGAGGTACTAAAACTAGACCTGCTTTACGTATCTCTACCGTTGCTCTAGAAATTCTTAAAGATGCAGCAGAAGTAGCTAGAAAAAATTCTAATCTACCTGATGATGAAGTTTTTATATTTCCTGACGTAACTCAGAAAAAAGTTTATGACGGTTTAATGAAAGAAGGCGAGTTAGCTAAAAAATTTGCACCTCATGAAGCTTTAATGGGGCGTTTGATAATAGGTCCAAAAGACTTACGTAAAATAGTTCCTTCTTTATTAGCACACCGTTTAGGTAGCGATGCAGGAGTAGTAAGTGATCAATTAGGTCATACAGTTCAAGGAGATGATGTCCTTGGTGCTATGAAGAGTATGACAACAAAGTACTATATTGCTAAAGTAGATGACCCTCTTACTGATCCTATTTTAAAATCTTTTGAATCTTTAGAGAATTTATTTGCTACAGAGATGGGAGCTACTACTCTTAATGAGATACCTGCAGGTATGGGTGTATCTGCTAAAAATTTAACAGATCCAAATGCTAAAGCTTATATAGTTCCTGAAAGCTCTTTTGGTAAACCTATAGAAGTTCCTGAATTAACTGAAGCACAAAAAGAATCTTTAAAGTTACAAAGAGAAAGAGCTAATAGTGAGCTTAAATTAAGTACGGCTACAAATGAAACTCTTATACTACAACAAGAAATAGAATCTGACAGACTTAAAAACCAAGTTCTTCCTGAAAAAAAAGTAGCTTCTTCTTTAGAAGGTATGGATAAAAAAGTACAAGAAAATAAACTTTTTCAAGCAGAATATGACCGTATTGATAAAATACCTGAAGAAGACCGTAATCCTTTAGATGCAAACAGACATACAGAGCTTACTAAAAAATTAAAAATTAAACTAAAAGTACCGATAGAAAAACCATCTGGTTTAGACTACAGTGATATATTTACTAGCCCTTTAAAAAGAGTACCTAACATAATTAAATTAGGTAAGAAAACACTTAAATCTTTTCTTCTTCCTATGGTAGGGGGTGTAGCAGGTACTACAGCTTTTTTAGCTGATCAAGTCGCAGAAGCAGCTTTATCTTCTGGTCCTACAGGAGACACACCTGATTTAGAGGACTATTCACAGACTGAATTATTAGAACTTCTTCAATCAAAAGATAAGATAGAAACTAAAGAACCAGTATCTAACTTTGCTTCTCGTAGACTAGAAGAAAATCTAGATGAAAATAAAGCTTTTGAGGCACGAAGAACTAATCCAGAAACTACTGCACTAAAAGAAGACATGGATAAGGTATTTGGTGAAAAGCCTTTAGCTGAAGTCATAGATAAACGTGATAAAGAAAGTTTAGATACTTCTACACGTAAAATTGAAGAGGGACTAGCTAAGTATAATAATAGTTCCTTACTAAAAGAATACAGTGGTTTCGCTACGAGGCCATAATTTAATAACAACAACAAAGGAGAGAGTAACATGCCAACAGGTAACAAGCAAATGTACGGAAAAGGCTACATCATGGGTCAAATGGGTAAACAAGGTGACTTTTCAGACGTTAATGAATCAGCACTCTATCGTGAAAAGCTAGAGTTTGGCGTAGGTGTTAAAGAAAGCACTTTAACGGAGGATTTTCCTTCAACGTCAGGTAACAATCATATGGGTCAAGCTGCCATGATTATGGCTTCATCTAAACAGAGTATCTAAGTACAGAAAAAGAAACATACATATGGCAGATAATACAAACGACTACGAAGGCGATGAAATGCTTGACGTTCCTGAAGCTAAAGGAGCTACAGGTATTATTGGCACTATCATGGAACGCTTTCGTAATGCTGAGACAGGTAGACAACTAGAAGAAGAACGTTGGCTAAAAGCCTACAAGAACTATCGTGGTGTCTACGACTCTAGCACACAATACCGTAGCAACGAGCGCAGTCAAGTCTTCATTAAAATAACAAAGACTAAAGTGTTAGCAGCTTACGGACAAATCGTAGACGTATTATTTGCTAATAGTAAGTTTCCTATTTCTGTTGAATCTACACCTATGCCTACAGGTGCAGATGAGTTTGCACATCTTAGTAAGATACCCGTAGAGGAGAAAGAACCTGATCTCTACGGCTTTGAAGGAGATGGTAATGAGTTACTTCCCGGTGCAATGGAAGCTACACCTAAAGAAGAAGAAGGGCTACAAGCAGCCAACTTAGGTGGACTAAGCAACAGATACAAAGGTGCTAATTTAGCTTCTGGTCCTGCACGTATGGCTGAACCTCAGATTGAACCTGCAGCAGAAGCTGCTCGTATAATGGAGAAGTGCATACAAGATCAGCTACTAGACACTAGTGCTGTAACTGTACTACGTCACTCTATCTTTGAGTGTGCGTTACTAGGTACAGGTGTAATTAAGGGACCCTTTAATTATACTAAAACAATACATAATTGGATTAAAGATGAGAATGGTGCAAAGACTTACGAACCTATAGAGAGAACTGTACCTAAGATAGAGTCCGTGAGTTGT